CGTCTGTATATTTAACCCGTCAGAATCGTTAGATCTAGAGGGTGAGAGGTTTATTGATTGTGATAGTGCTAATGGGTTAAGGATGATAGTTGCAATATCTGGTAAGAATAATCCGTACGATCCAGATGAAGGTGAATACCCTGTTCCAGAGTAAGCAGTTCCGTTTGAACCGGAAATAATTTGGTATACCCTTCCGCAATCTAAATAAGTATCGGTTGATACCATTCCAGAGTTATCAGTTAGCACTAAAGTACCTACTGTTCCACTAGATCCTGTTAATCTTAAATTAAAAGTACCTTTTAGTAGATGTTCTTTGTATCTTGCTCTATCAACTGATATTGCCCAAAAATCAGAGGCAGTTACTGTTCCAAAAATAAATTGAGCGTTTTCATCTCCGTAAATTAAATTTCTGTATTGTCCGTAAACCGTTCTTGTTGGAGATACACCGGGTACTAGATCGTTATAATTAGCACTTCCTGATCCGAGTTTATTTCCGTAAGCTACTGCAAACTGTACTGCTGATCCAGATACAGTTGAAGCAGTCTGGTATACATTCTTATAGTAACTGTCGTTAGTCGAGGTTATTGATGAGGTTGTGAATGTTGTAAGGGTAGGGTTATTAGTAGACCAAGCGGTTGCTGTTACCGAGTCAATGCTTACGAGGAAATCTTCTGGGTCTAATCTTTTAAATGACATAGTCTATAATTTAGGTTGTTTTAGTAACGATTACTGGGATTTGAAGTCTTGCACCTGAATCTCTACCTACTACTTGTAAGGTTGCAGATAATGATGTATTTCCTCCAAATAAGGTATTTACAGTAGTTGCACTTAAGTTCAATGTAGTTCCAATCACTGTCTTAGATACATTAGTACCAATTGTAGTAGTTTGATTTGCCGCTTGAACATCTGGGGTGTTAATACCAACTCCGTTGAAGGTTGTGAATAACCTTACATCAGAAATTGTAAATATGTATCCAGAGGCTTCATATAGAGTTGTCTGAGATAAGTAATTTAAAGTCTGAGGAGTGATTGCTAATCCTGCACCTTGTTTAATAGTAATTGAAGAGTATCCAATATCTAATACTGGCATTCTAGCTGTACCTCTTGGAAGAGTTACGAGCTTATATTTCATAATTTGAGTCTCGTCAGGAAATGCTTCTAGTAGAGGCATATTTTCGATAGCTTCACCATAGAAAGCAGAGCCTGAGGGTTGTAGTGGATTATACAGAGTATAGTCGATTTCGTCGTCTGATAATGCAAATTGAGTAATTCTAAAAGAACCGTCACCGCGGGCAAGTAATTCTCTCCCTTTCTTTGTTAAGATTGCATCAACTGTGACTGCAGTATTATTTAAGTATCCCATGATTTATTATAAATATATGTATTTGTTGAGTTTTAAGTTATTAAGCCTACTTTACGGGCTAGTGCTAGAGGATCGACGTTAGGGTTAAAGTTGTTCGGTACTAATATTCCATTTTGCAGATATCCGGGAAGTGGTGAAACAGTGACTTTTGTTTCATCAGGCACCCGGCGGAAAATTCTAAAGCCTTGCGGAACTGAACCAATAGTGGTGGGTAGGTTTGCAGAGAAAGATCCTGTTATTGTTGATTCCAGTGTTAGGTTACTAGCTATGTCATTAACATCTCCTATCGAGGATGAGACTATTCTATACAGTGCAAAACTTGAAAAAGAGTAATCTACTGATGCAGTAATGTTAACAGGGTTGGTTAGTCCAAATCTTATGTAGTCGTAAGTACGTAATGGAAAAAATGTCTCTTCATAGGGAATAAATGCATTGTAGTATTTAGACTGGTACTTATTCCAGATAGAGATTTGATTGTCCTGCGGGGAGAATCCAGTACATATACCTGCTACTGAAGAGGAAGGTCTTAACATCATACTCAACCATCCTTTTGTATATGCAGGGGCGCTTCCTGAGTCTTGCAATACTTTATCGTTCAGACTAGACGTAGCAAAGTATATTGTATCATAAATTGTATCTTGTCCTCCAGAAGAATACCCGTTTGGATAATTTTCAAAAGCTATAGCTAAGTCTGCATAAGTTCCGGGTGATCCACTTCTAGAGCCGGACTTAACTAAGATTGTTCTATATGATGCTCCTCCTTCTATAATAGGTACAGCTGTAGTGCTATTTGTACTAGAATAAGACTGTCCTAGGAAAGTTGCTGGTGAGCCTGCTTTAAAGGTATTCTCTACTAAGAATAAGTTTTCGTTCGCTGCGGTTAGTCCGATAACTGTTCCGTCTGTGTGAATTAAATACTGTAAGTTTACGATTCCACCACCTGGATATTCTGGGTCAGAAGATTCGATTGTATCAAAATAACCTATATAGTCACCATAGCTATCAATCACAGCTGTTTCACCGTATGATATATCTCCAGCAGTATAAGTGTTATAGGTTGCACTAGTTAGTTTAGTTCCAGAATACCTTGCTTTAGTCCATACACTTCCAGATGTATAGTTTGAATCTTGAACTTGGGCGTATAGAGCAGATTCACTAATAATAGATTGGAAGTTAACTGGGTTTAGTAAATCTGTATTGTAGTCAACATCGTAATATTTATCGGATACTCTATTTGAGTAGACATTATTTAGCAGACTATTATAGTCAGAGAAGTTATTTATATTCCCAGGGAAGTTCTGCTGAGTATAGACTGTTGGATCTAAATAGTAGGTTGATTGTGCAGCTAGATTATCTACATTTATTGTCCAGGATGTTCCTGCAACGGCAAATTGAAAAGACCCTACGTCATCTGCTGAGGCATTGCAGCCTCCTATATACTCTACAGTATAGGTGCTTCCGGGCTTTATGTAAATGTTAGAAAATGTTTTACTAAAATTGAATGGATTAGCTGCCGGGAAGGGACCGGCGTCTGAACCTGTATTAAATGATTGTAATCCTAGTATGTTTTTTACTCCTTGGGATGTCTCTACTAGGTATAGGTCTACACCAAAAGCTTCTGCATCAGCTGCATTTGCTTGTAGGAAGGAGGCTGATATTGATATTTGTATATCTACTTGAACCGGGAATACAGGGGTGTATTTATAGGTTGAAGTATCGTAGTAGGGTAATATTAGGTTAGACTGGTTGAAAGGGAATGGTACAGATGATGTTGTAGTTTTATAACTACCACCAATTAGTTCTACGCATGCTGCAGTAAAGGTAGCTGTTCTTGTTGCAGTTAGATTCTGTAGATCAGGAATGCCTACTCTATATGTAGATCCTAATAGTGGATTATCCTGTAACTTGTTATTAATTACATCAATTGATGAACCGGAATATGCTCCATTAAAGAATTCGTACTGTGAGGAATTAATCTGATTTACTAGCCCAGCCTTGGTTAAGATAGAGGAAGACCATGATTGTGTTACATTGGTTAGAGTGTTAACTGATCCGCCAGCACCGCCTGTGAAAACCCCGATAGACCCTGTTTGATAGTCTCTTGCTACAGATGTAACGGAGCCTGTATATTCTAGCTGTGAATAAGATACTTGAGCAGGTCTTTGTCTGTTTCTCTCTAGTAAATGCTGTTTAACAATTGCTCCTGTTGCTGCGGCAGTTCTTGCAGGGACAAAGTCTTTTATTAGCTTAAATAGTGAATTATCAAAGAATTTAATTAATCTAAAGTAATCCGTGAAGTTATAAGATGTAGAATATTTCTTAAAGTAATCTAAGCTTAATTTATCTAATGCAGGGTATTTAGTAGTATCGTTTGAAATATCTCTAGGATCTCCAATATACTCTCCGATATTAAAATAACCTAATTGAGAGTTTATATCCTCGTTGATTTCATTCTGAGGAGAAAATCCTACTTCAAGATAGTTTATATTGGGTGTGTATGTAGATGTTGGAGCTGACTGGTTAGTTGAAATTTGATTTGATAAAACTACTCCGTAGCCGTTATTATTACTTGTTCTTATCCTACTACTGATAATATTTTTAACACCGGATAAGACTTGATCGTAAAATACCGTTTCGGTATTAGAATTAAAATACCCGCTAGATGTAATAAAATAGGAGCTGTTGCTTGTAAAAGAGGAGGTTGTAACTTGTTCTCCAGATACTTTTGGATGTATAGATACTGACCCGGTATATAGTTCTCCGCCTAATGCTCCTCTAAATGCTAGATAATCACTCTGTTCTATAGAGTTTGGATTCATTACGTATGCATCAAAAGCATCCTTAGATACTGGTTGGGTGTAGTACCGGAGTTCTTGGAGGGAGCCGGAGAATACCTTTAAGTTTAATGATGAAGAAGCAAAATAAGACTCTGTTGCAGTTGCCCACGGGTTTGTAAGAGATATAGAAGAGCTAGCTTCATACCCTAGTATATTACCAGTATCTCCGTTATAAATTTTATTTTTAGCGAAGACTGTAAATTCGGTAGCAGACGTTTTATTGATTAATACTGACCACCAGCCTCCGTCAAAGAATGGTAAGTAAATACTTGCAGTAGTTGTTGTATTCGAGCTGCTAGGATAAAATTCTAATACTCCATATTGATAGTATGGGTCCACTATAGATCCAGAGTACGATCCGGATACTGATCCAGATCCGTTATACTTTAATACTAAAGAGTTTCCTACATCTGTTGACCATAAGCTCTGTGAGTAATAGTTAGCAGATGGTATACCTGGGGTTTGAAATCTAAACTCAACTGCAGAGGGACGGTTGTTTGTAGCGGCCCATGTAGAGTTTAATTCAAAGGATGATGTTACGTAACCTATATTGTTTGTATTGTATTTGTAACTGTATTCTTCTTGCCATTGGTCCCAGGTATTACTAGCTTTATCTTTTCCTCCAAATTCGTTTATTCTCAGGATGGTGTCAGGGATTCCGAAGCTATTAATAAGTAGTTGTAATCCTGCTAGTGTCCCTTTCTTTTTAACTAGTAATGGTAGGTTATGGTATAATCTCTTATAGACTGATTTATTTAAATCATCGAGGGTTATAATTTCATTTGATGCGCTAACTACGGTCTGTATGTATTCTAGACCTGAGCCTGTGACTGGGTAGTTAGTTGTTATAAAAGGTAGAGGTGTTAATGATCCGGAGGGGGTTAATCCGGTTAGAGCAGTATAGAGATCATCAGTAGTAAAGTTGTTTTCGTAGATATTCATCCCGAAGGATCTAAGTGTATCTGCTACTAGGTCTTTAGAAATTCCAAAATCTAATCTATTATCTGCGTTATACTTACTTGTTATTTGATCTGTATATAAAAATAGGTTATCGAAGTATTGCCCGATCATTTCTATAAAGATCTCATAAGGTTGATTGTTAGGATCTTCTCTTAAGAATTCCGGTATAGAATATAGTAGGTTGTCTTGATTTTCGTTATCGTAGAAGGAAGCTGTATATATTTGACCTCCGTAGTAGGGATTGGATAAATCGTCACTACCGTACCATTGCAATGCTTGGATTGAACCTGTTGAAGCTAGCGTATAGGGCTGTGTTGAATTAGTTTTAGGCCATGCTTTAGATTCGCTGCTGTAATATAAAAAATACTCATAACCATCAAAGTTAGTTATTATATCAGTGATTACAGATTCGCTTATTGCTAAACTACTTGCTCTATAAGAACTTGAGTATGTTGTTTTTACTAAATTTATACCAGCTTGATATTTCTCAAGAAGGGCTGCTTTATAATAGAAATTCTCTAATCTCTTCTTTGCATTTGAAAAATGAACGAAGTTTATAAAGTCGGTATAGTCGATATTTAAAGCAACTCCTTTTTCTGCTAGTATACTATCTACTTGGTTACTTAGACTGCTAGATGCAGTTGTTTTTAGTGAAGTATATGTTTGGTAGTTAGAACTTTTCGAACTCTGCCCTGCTACTTTTAAATTTGTATTCGGGCCTCTTAGTTTCCTTAACAGTTCAGGAAGTTCTATTATTTCATCATATTCTACTTTATAAGCAACTGGGTCTGCTAAGAGAGTCTGAATCCATAAGGTTGTTTTAATATCAAATTCAGCAGGAAGTGCTTTATATAGTTTTATTACTAATTCCGGGCTGGTGGGGGTTGTGTTATTTAATTGAAGATTGACTCCAATCTCTTTTCTGTTTTCCCCAAAATTTAAATAAAATTCTTGAAAATACCCTGTATCACTGTCTAACTCCTGAATAAAAGCAGCGGTTGAACCGCTTAGTTCAACATTGTTAATATCGTTACTTTTTAAAGTAATTTCAGTTCTATCACTAGATATACTGTTAATATAAAATAGCCTGCTTGAATTTGATCCTACTTTATTAGTTACAAATTCGTACTGTATGTATATACTTCCATTTACTACACCTAATACTTTTCCATCTTCCACTGGATCTGTAAAAAGATTTTCAAGCTTTCCAGTATCAACTAATGTTGGATCTATATGAGATGTCCATGCAGTGTAATTATAATTGTATCTTGATAATCTCTTTCCTTCGTCATAGTAATATACTTCTACTGTATCTACATTCGGAGTGAATTGTCCGTCTACAGTAAAGGATGTTACTAAATTTTTATCGATAGCATCTATATCTATTTCGACTAGAGTATTAGGGTTTACATAATATACTGTTGTGTTATTCATTATAGACTTCCTGAGGTTGTTAATAGTAATATTCTCCGTTCTAACTCTAGGTTAGTTGCTCTTAAGCTATCTATTTCTGCAATTAAGGGTTGTAAGTTTTCATCAAAGTTTTCAGCATTTATGTACTGGCCGCTAGTTCTTACTAAGTATTCATGACTGTTTGATCCTCCTTCAACAGGTATGTTATAAAATAACTGTTGGTAGTTTTGAAAAAATTCTGCTACAGTTGGGAGAGCTTCTACTATTACTACTGGATTTGCTATTTCTGAAAAAGATGTATCGATTGTGTTTAGGAAAGAATTCCTATCAAAGACTGTTTTATTTAACCCAATTTGTTCACTCATTACCCATTTATTACTTTAAAGTAATATTTATCGTCTAATACCTTGGTAGTTCCTTCCACTTTAGTCTGTATTAAAATTTGATAATATCTTTCCGGTTCTAAACCATTCATATATACATCAAAGTAGCTACTATTACTATCAGCACTAATTTTAGTATAAGAACTATCGAAGTCTATTACAACTTCATTTGTATCTAAATCTTTTATAGACCAGAAGGAGGCAGTTGGTAAATAGTAGTTAGTAGTGTAGAATGAACTAGTCGTAAATACTCTCGGTGGGAATTGCGGTCTTACGTTAACTCTAAACCGTTGAATAGATTCAGAAAAGAAAGTACCTGTATTATTTGGAAGAGTAGCAACTAGGTCAGCAGTATTAATAATAGTTTGAGTTGAAGACCCTGTATTGAACGTAAAGTCTGCCCAGCGAAATTCTAGCTGAGGTGGGTAGATTGTATTCGTATCTACTGAGAAGTATTTTAATTCTGTAGTTTTAGCAGTGTTAAACTCACTAAGATTCCCTTGCTTAATAATAAATCCATTGTTTATGATTGACCCGCTGTACCAAGCTAGTACTGTGCTTGTTACGTTAAAAGATAAATCAAAATCACTTCGATACTGTAGTGAAGCAGTTTGGATGTATGTAGAACTCGTATACCAGTTTCCCCCTCCTTCATAGCTTGCAGAATAGGAAGCAGTTGCTCCTGTAGATCCAAAAGAAGTTAATGCCCATGCATTTGATCCGGAGGTTGTTCTATATTCCCAGCTTACTCCGTTTTCCACAGTAGGAGAGTCTTGGTATTTTCCAGTTCCATTTTGCCATGCACCAGAGACTGCGTAGTTAATTAGAGTTACTTCTTCTGCTAACCCTGTTACTTTTGCTACCGAGGTTCTAAAATAGACTGCAAAAGAGCTAGTTACTTTATTATTAATTATATCTAAGATTTCGTTTTGTGGGAATTGAACTAAGAATCTACTAACAGTCGGAGAGCCGTCTGCAGCTTCAGCTGTAGTTGCTTCGATGATCTCATCAATACCTGAATTCATTGCTGGGTATTGACTATACAAGGTAGCGTCTTTCTCTGGGAAGATTTTATAAACTGCCATTTGTTATAAATATGAATTAAAGAGAAACTACTCTCCCCTGTATATCACTATCTGGATATTTAACTTCAAAGATCATAGGATCTATAGAAGGATATACTACATTATTGATAGTTGCACCTTTAGTATCATATGCATATTCACTATAACCTAACCCAGCTCCTGTCTTATTTACAATTTCAACATTTTTAACTGTCTGTACTCCTTCTATTCGGTCGAGTGTTACGTATATGTCTCTTAACAGTATAGGTTCATTAATTTGCCAATTATCTATACTAAAGAATGTTTTTAGTGTATCTATACATGCTAGTAATACTTGGTTGCTATTAAAGTTAGGTAATGTTATGATTTCAAAATTAACTCCTATATTGATAATATATGCATCTCTTAGTACTACAGTATCGTTTAATACTCTATATTCTGATAGATATGTTTGCAAATTTCTCTTTATTGCCGGGGAGGCTTGAGTTAAATTTTTATTCTGGTTATAGGTTAGAATAAATAGAGCAACACTTGCAGGAGATTGACCAGCCTGCACATCTACTTGTTTTTCTGCTTCTGCATAAGCTTTTGCTACTGTTCCGTATATAGACGGTAGGCTTAATGCTCGGAGAAGATAATCGTCGACAGTAACTGTTCTCAGTTGATTTTGAAAATTAACTAAGCTATTCTGTCTAATTTCTTGAATACTATCACCATCTTGTCCACCGGATGCTGCTGTAGGATTAGTTACAAATAAAGAGTTAAAAATATCAACTCTTAATGTTGGGTCAGATACAGGATTGTTAAAGTTGATAGTTGTTGATACTACTGTAGTTAAATCGTTTTGCGGGACGTTTGATATTACTCCGCCACCAACGAGGTATGTTACCGTTAACGTTGTACTGGCTGGAGCTGTTCCATAGGTGTTTGTGAATATGTAGTTTGTAGGAGAGAATGCAGTAGTTAATTTATCTCTCTCAAAGGGTAACCCTAAACCTACATTATTTGGATTTGGTACTAACTCTTCATCAGAGTTAAGAGCAGTCCCGGCTCCAAATTGAATTTGCAATGTTGTAGCGTTTAAGAAGCGGCTTGTGAATCTATTAGCAACTTGCTTTGTCTGTAATAAAAATGGTACATTACTATCAGTAGAGTAGGTTGGATTGTTCGTGTTTGTATTTTTAATAGAGTCAAAAACACTATCCTGACCAAGGTGTGAAACTTCATACCAGGTGTTATTATCACTATCTACGATACTCTGTATACCTATAATATTATCCTCTTTTAGTTCGACTGTTGCGAAGGGGATTGGGTCTGTAAATTGAAACGTGGTTGTTTTTACTGTTGCTGAAATTGCATTAATGGATTTTTTAATTAAGAAACTTTCTACGGTTGTTCCGTTAATTTCATAAATACTTATCTCAGTCGGTGATGCACTACTAGAGAAGGCGAAGTCTAACGTATCACCTGTTACGAATGTGATTGCAGGATTTGATGTTGATTTTACTACCGTATTAGGCTGTATAGTTAGGGCGTATGAGAAATCCGGTAGATTGCCAATGGCGGGTAATTGTTGATAAAAATCTAAGGTTGCTGTTGCAGCACCGGTTACTTTAGGTTTATATCCTAATAAGTATGCTAATTCATATAGGTTTTGAGTTTGCCTAGCATACTGCATAAATGTCTCTTGTATCTGGTTATCTAGGTAGAAAGACATTACATCTCCGACATATGCTGCCATTTCCATAAATAGCATACCAGGAGAGGCAGGTGTAAAATCGTTATAGGTTGTAGGGAAGTAGGTTTTTGTATATTGAATGAGTTGATCTCTCAAACTATTAAAATCCCTATTTACATATTTTATATTTCTTTGAACTGTCATTAGCTTATGATTATTTCGATATTATCTGTTATCCCGAAACTTAGTACACTGTATTTTAAATTTACCATTAGTATGTTTTCGTCCGGAGTACCAAATACATCTAATGTATCTACTTGTACGTTCGGAAAGTATGTACTAAGATCTGCTTGCACTCTCTGTTTTACTATATCAAAAGTACGGTCTTCTAAATTTTCAAAGACGATATCTCTCAACCCTCCGCCAAATAACGGTTTCATATACCTTTCTCCAGGGCTTGTCATAAAGTAGTTTAGTAGGTTTGATTTTAACTGATCTTTAGTTGTGTAGGTGGATGTGAAAACGGAAGGGGATGAGAATGGTATACTCACTCCTACAGCAACTCTAGGTTTAGTATCTATCGGGAACTTATTAGCTACTCTAAAAGCCATTACTTCTTCTTGATAAGACCCATAATTTGGTCTAGGTTAACTTCTCCTGCAGGTAGTGCAGATCCTTCTGCGGATGTGTTTGCTGTTGTAGGAGGTCTATATCCGGGTTGTGCTCCGAAAG